TTGTACTGGCAGACTACTGGTTCTGTTGGCGCCAGACTAGATACTACAGAAAACGGCGTGGACATATCGGGCGATATGGTGGCTAATCGCATCAAACTAAACTCTCCCGCTGGGAGTCCTAGTCTTGTTGTCGGATACCCAATTATAGATCTCTACAATAGGAATTTATCGGGGGGGACTAGTGACCCAGTTATAGGCCTATTGATAGGCCCAACCAATTATATTGCCAAAGTGGACGTCCTCACAGGCGGCACTGCCCCTGCAACATTCGCATTCACACAAGCTAAGACGGTCGCTGTGGAACAAGGTGCTGAAGAAGGTAAGTACGAAATTTGGGTAAAGGAAGCTGGCGTTGATGTTAATGTTTTGCAAGTTGAGGCTACAGGCGTAACCGTAACAGGTACGGTAGATTTAGATAACCTAACCATTGCTACCGATCAAGGTACTGCTGGTCAGGTACTAAAATCTACTGGCTCAGGCATTGAGTGGGGTAGTGTTGGCGGTGAAACCTTAGCTCAAACACTTGCTCTGGGTAGCGCCACTGGTGGTACGGATATTGTACTCACAGATGGGGATGTTATCACAGGGACAGCCACCCCTGTTATTAAACCGCCAGCACCATATGTTGGGTACGGCTCTCCCAGTATAGAGTTACAAACAAGTTCTGGTGCTGCGAGAATTAGCACAACTGAACTTGAGGCTAAGTTGTGGTATGGGACTACGGGAGCGCAATCTGCTCTAAAACTACAGACTACAAACACAGGCATAGACGTAATAGGTGACTTAGACGTAACAGGCACCATAACATCTAACGCATTCGCTTACTCTAAAGCTACAGTTAATAACGCTGCTGACATCCTCTACACTGCTTTTAATAGTTTTGCTGGCAAGCGTATTATCAATACTGCAAGTGCTACCAACACGACCTACGGCCTGCCAACTCCAGTTGCGGCAGACATTGGTAAGTCTTGGATTATTTGTAACCCAACAGACTCCGAAATAACTATAGACCATGATGCCTCTGGCACAGCTAACTATATTTGGATTATGGATGGTGTAACCCTTGCGGCAGCGGCATCTAGCTGGACTATTAAGAAAGGAGCAATAGTAGAGATTGTTGTGGCTGCGGCTGCGGCTGGTGGCGGTAGTTCAACAGCACCTAACTATCTTATCTTTGGTGCAGGTCTTCTGGAGATTGTTTAATGAGTAGTGGAATAGTAGCGGCTTCTCGTGGTGTAGGCTTGGAAGATAGCAGTGCAAGTAATGTGCTGCTTAATTCTAAGTTTAATAATGATAACTATCCTGTGGGATATACTTATGTAGATAACGAACAGGCTTTGACCTACCAACAAAATTTTGGCGTTGAAACATTCCTTCCTGCTTGGGCTAGTGGGAGCTCTTTGTACTTTATAGACCCACAATTCGCTACTATGTGCTCTAACCAGTACCTTTATTCTTGGGGTGATTATGAATTAGCCCCATTTTTAGCGGGTTTTATTCCTAGAATTAACAAGATATTTGGTGTGTCTAATTTATTCCCAGGAAATACAATAAGTAATGACAATGCAGACAGAGGGGCTGGCAACTATGGGTTTGTTGCAGGTGGAAACTCTAGGATTGTAAACCACACAACACTCACCACTATAGATAGCAACACCTCTATGGATAACACCGCTATATGGGTAGATTCAACTAAGTGGTGCCAGCAGTTAAATGTTCCAGATAGTGCCACTACCGTAAAATTTGGCGCACAGATTAGAATACCTTCTGGGGATAAACTCAGACCATTAAACTGGGCGGGGATAGCTGTAACTCAGGATACGTTCGGGCCAAATTCGACTCCTTGGAGATTCGTTAATTACTTTGGCATCCGTCACACTAATGCTACATTTTCTTTACCTACAAGCGGGAGCCTCGGTAATCCAGGATATAACTGGGCAGGCCAAGGTGTAGATGCCCCAGTTAGCAGTCCATTCTATACACCAGAAGTTTTTACGGCTACTGAACACGCAATGCTAGACCAAGATGATTACGAAGACTTTACCAAAGTTGAGTACACATTCACGCTTAATAGTGGAACCAATAGAAAGATTATGATGCACATATTCTTTGCAGAAAACGCTAAGTATATGTATGACGAAGACACAGAACTAACGGGCGGGTTCCAATACTACGACCCCTTTATAGAATTTAGTTAGAAGTACAGTAGCCGCCTACCATCATCTAAAGTTAGGCCATGCCCCTGCAAGGTTATTCTATGTTCAGAATCTGACATATCACCCTTGTTGGCTATGCGGTGGGGGAATAAGCCATCGTGTGTGTACAGAACACCTACCTCATACTGCAAGTGTTCATGTGGTGGGTATATATCCTCTTTAATAACCCTGTGCAGGTCTTCCCCCGTTGCATTAGGCCAGTAGTCCATACCCGCTCCCACAGCAGGTTGTTCAAGAAGCATGGTAAAGCTGAATGGGTTGGTGAAGCCTTTTGAAGGCCAAGCCACTTTCGAAAACGGCTCATCTATGTGAGCACTGCCCATAAGACCATTGGTGGTGTGGTCAAATATGTGAAATCCAGGACGGGCAATACCCCATGGTTGTTCATAACATGCTTCGTAAAACTCATACAGTTTGTGCAGTAATGGTTCAAAGTTCTTAGTTAGTATGGTGTTTAACCTGTTTGCTCTGGCTGGGTACTCACTCACGCCATCTTGATAGGTGGCCGCCCCTAGTGTAAAGAAGTGGCCTCTGTCTATCCAAGTAAAGCGCAGCTTCTTGACTAAGTTCGCCAAGTCGCTACACTCTTGTTCGGTGAGGAATTTAGTTGGTGCTATGAGACAACCCTGAGCACCGCAGGGATGGGGAGAGGCAGTGTCTCTCTGTTTATCATCCATCCAAAGCCATTCTTTTTTAATCATCCTTGGTTTACATAACCTTTCATTTCTTTCTGGCACTCGTCATCCATCAACTTATTAATAAGTATTGAGGCCTCGTAGTAGTCTGCATCAGCCACATACAATATGGCTGCTTCAACCTCTACTGGTATGTCTACACCCTCCAGCCAAAAGTTCAGACTTATAGAGTCGTCTGGGTGCAGCGCTCTTATACCACACTTATTAGCTTTTTTGACAAAACTTAACGCCTTGTCAAGGTCTTGATACCTGTTTTCTTTTTCACGCAGCAAGTACTTAGTTGCGCAAGCCTGTAAATAGTTCATGTCTGTATCTACAACCATGTCCCAATGTTGGTACTCAGTACCCTCGTAATGCTCTCCACCCACCTGCTTTACATAACTCATGCTTTCCACTCCTGCCATTTTTCACACGCTATACGCCAATTTTGGTCTGATATTTGCTTAACCCAATGAGAGCCATCGCCACCATCTTTCCTTTCCATATACGCCCAGTACATGGGGTATGCCACCACTCTAAACCATTGTGTTTTAAGGACAGAGCGGCTGCTAATCAAACCTGCTTCAAAGCATGTGGCGTCATCTATAAAGTCAGCCATTTTTTCGTAACCGCTTATCAATGGCACACAAGGGTAAAACCCGTAGTTATCAAAGGTTGGCAGTATGGGGTATCTTATGTTCAGCAACTCCGTGGCATTGGGTAGGTCTTGGTAAACGTGGGCATTGTTGGTGAATACAATATAGCTACCTATTGGTATATCTGCTTCGGCGGCTATTAACTCTTGCAACATAGTCATATGTACAGCATTGGCACCTGTCATACCCCATATAACATCATTGCTACGGTTACAAACTGTCATATTTAGTTTGCCATCAACAACTCTAAAGTATATGTGGGTATTGCAGGGTAGGTCGTTGTGGTGGGTGTCTAGGTCACAAGACCCATCCCACATAGACAACACTACCCGCCTCGTGGTTGGGTCTTCTTTAAGCATTCTGGCAGCAGCTATTAACTGGTCTCGGCCAAAGTGGTTGCGCCATCGGTAGCCATAAGCGCCATGTATCAGAGGCTTTTCAACCATGTTGTTGGTGTCTGCATACTCCTTAAACCTGCCATTAAATTGTTGTATCCAGTCTGGCTCTTGGCTACCCGACATCATCCATATAAACTCCATAGCATGGAAGTATGGGTTAGCTTTTCGCACTGGGTCTAGCAGTACTCTGTGCTTTGGGTTTTTTACAGTTATTGTCAGCGGCTCCTGTAGGGTTAGCACATTGCCATTCCTACTTTCTTCAAGGTCGCCATTTATGTGCATGAGAATCATCATCTCGCTGAACATGGTTGGTACATCTCTTACTACTTTTTCCATTGGTCTCTCCCCATTGGTGGTTGTTACTAAGTGCCATTATACCTACGTTTGCTTCGACCGCAATTAGTAGATACTCTCATATACTTGTCAAATTCACACAAGCAATTCTGCAAGTCTTGGGCGTGTATATCTGGTATGCCCAACCCATGCAGTTGGTCTGTTACTTCTTGAAGCAGCCATGGCATATGGTGCTTAAACTCTGTAGGGGTTACTTTTTCTTTCCCAAGTACCCAAGCCAAGCCCCTCAAACTTCCAGGACCGTGGGCGCACCAGCTACGAAAGTCGTCTGCATAAGTAAGCTCGTGACCCTCTGTGTTTTTAAGGTCAGCTATTATTTGTGCAGCCATGAAACTGCCAAGCCCCTGTAAGCCCATTAGCGCCACATGAGCTTTTGCCAAGGTGGTTGCACCACTTGTTAGGTCTTTTTGCTGCCACAGGCTGCGTAGCAAGCCCCCAATGTACTCGTGTTTGGGTACACTACGGCCATTAGTACTAACTATATAAGCAGACCCCCAAGAACCACCTTTTGACATAACCGCTCGCCATTTTGGTGGGTCAAAGGTAGTCCATGGCCACCCAAGTGATTCTAGTGTTTCTATTTTGTTGACAAACCTAGCCATAACCATGTTCTGGACTATGGTTTCTGTGGTAAACCCTGCATGTCTGTTATACCACATCTGGCGAATACCTTTAGTAACCCTGTCAGCCTCCCTATGCACATTACAAAAGTATGTTTCTTGGAATACTTGGTCAAGGCTCCATGGCTTTTCTACACCACTCTCTTTATTGAGCCTTACTGAGTATCGCTCTTTGATCCAGTAAATTAGCTTGTCCAAATTTAAAGGCTCGTTTCCATTGTACATTAACATCTGTTCTCTCCCCACCGCCCCATGCGGCCTTAGTTGTTTTCTTGACTACCTTAACAAACGGCTCATGAAGCTCGTGTAGCTTATTGGCCGCCTCTGTTTGTATCTCTGGAGTTCTGTAGGTACTACACCCTCCTTTGGTATTACTTCCGCCTTGGTTATGAACCCAGTTATTAAGGCTCACGTTGGGGTATCCTAACTTTAACATTTGTAACAGCATGTCAAAGTCTTCCATAACAGGCGTTCTGTCATACCTTACATCATTGTGACTTAGTATTCTAGTGTCAAGCCCTGTAACTCTTGTTATTCTTGTATTGTCACTCCAGTATTCTGTCTGCCTATTACCCCCCTCTCTAGCGCAAACCCCTACAACAGGAATACTGTCTAGTGTAACCTCAATGGTATCAACCATCTCCTCTATATCTTCGGGGGTGCTGGGTTTAAACTTACCTAAATCTTCTTGGCGGCGAGTGGCAAACACTAGGTCGTCATCTAGTAGCAATACTTTGCCCATGAAGTTATCTATAATCCACTGTCTTGTCGGCCCTACCGTGGTTATCCACTCTGGCAGCACCACAACAGGGTATTGTGTGCGGCACCAGTACTCATCCCACTCTTTACCTTGTACTACAAACTTGGTTCTTTCTCTTACACTTGGGGGTAGGTTATCCCAAGTAGTCTGTTTAGCTTTCCTACCATAAGTAGGTATTAGTATTTGCATGAGTTTATTCTCTCCATAAAAAAAGCCCCCGAAGGGGCTTAATTTTAAAACACTTACTATGCAACTTCAATAAACTTTCGGCTGACATCGTAAGCAATGTCTTGGTACTTAACACCATTTGTGATCGCTTGGCCAACAGTGCTGGCATTCAAGTAACCATCAAAACGTACAGCAGATTTAGAACCTGCTTTTTTAGGGTTTTCATTTACAAGTAGCTTGAGGGTGGCGTCCGCAGGGTACAAAACACTGAACTTGCTACGGCGACTCTTTTTAGTTTCTTCGGTCATTTTACTTCTCTGGTTGGTTAATAGAGTAAGTATTATACTTCCACTCTATCATTATGACAACACTCTATCCACAAACATAAGCATCACTTTTTCGGTAGGCTCATCCTCTGTACCCATAAGCACCCAATGGTCGGGCATACTTTCTATAAGGTGCTCCAAATTACCAATGGGTATGAATGGGCTTTCGCCAAGCAAGTCCTTAGCGTCTGCACTTTTAGCGGTCAGTACTGGTGGCATAGTCCCAGCCCACAAGTGTATGTCTACCATGTTAAAAACCTGTCCCATTATAAAACACCGCCAAATACTTCATCAGTGCCCAGCACCTTGAATGGCTGGCTAAATACATCAAACAACTTTTGTTTGTAAATGGCCTCTACATCGTCAGGATGTACAACTATATACTTGTCAACATAGCCAAGGCTAACCCAACGCTCTATGCGCTCTAATATTGGTGTTTTTTCCACGTTACTCTCCCATTAATAATTTATGTACGTCATCTTGTACTTTGGTTTTACTACCTAGTACGTCAACAACACGCTCGTCTAGGGTTTTGCTGGCTACCAGTATGTAGCACAAAACCATTTTACTGGCCTGCCCTTGCCGATACAACCTATCCTTAGTTTGAATGTACCATTCAAGGTTCCAAGTAACACTGAACCAAACCATGTGGTGACAGTTACCGTGGATGTTTAAACCATGGCTGCTCCCACTGTGCATGACTAAGTAAGGGATATTACCTGCATTAAAGTCTTGCTGTATTATCTCATACTTTCTGCCAGTCACACCTGTTATACAAACGGCAGTCTTACCCAGCATTTTCATTATGCGGTCTCTGTCATGTGTAAACTCATACACGACTATCAGCGGCTGCCCATTTGTTTCCTCTACTATTTCCTCTAGTGCCTGCATCTTGGCTTCATGTACGGCCAGCACTTCCTTATTTTCATCAAAGACTGCGCCGTTGGCCATCTGCCTGCACTTAGT